CTTGAGAAGCCAGAGACTCCAGTAAAAGGGATTGACGGTGGATACATATACCAGAGTGTTATTGACTACTGGGACAACGAAGTTGCAGCTTTAAAGGGCGATGCGGATGCGTTGAACGAATTCTATCGTCAGTTTCCACGTACAGAGTCGCACGCGTTTAGGGACGAGTCTAAGTCTTCATTGTTCAATCTTACCAAGATCTACCAGCAGATAGACTACAATGACTCTATGGCGGGTATCCAGTCCATTACTCGCGGATCGTTTCACTGGAAAGATGGCATCAAGGACTCTGAGGTGGTTTGGACACCGGATAGAACCGGGCGTTTCTTGGTGTCATGGATACCGGATGCTAACAAAAGAAACAAGGTGCTGCGTGTAAATGGGAAGTTCAAGCCAGGAAATGAACACATGGGATGCTTTGGTTGTGACCCGTATGACATCTCTGGTGCCGTAGGTGGTGGCGGTTCTAACGGATCGCTGCACGGATTGACGAAGTATCACATGGACGAGGGGCCAACTAATGAGTTCTTCTTGGAGTACATCGCAAGACCACAGACGGCTGAGATATTCTTCGAGGACGTACTGATGGCGTGCGTATTTTATGGTATGCCAATCTTGGTCGAGAACAACAAGCCGAGACTTTTGTATCACTTCAAGAATAGAGGCTATCGTGCATTTGCGATGAACCGGCCAGACAAGCACATATCTAAGTTGTCTAAGACAGAGATAGAAATAGGTGGAATACCGAACACGTCTGAGGACGTAAAGCAGGCACACGCTGCTGCTATCGAGAGTTACATCGAGAAGTATGTGGGCATTGATTTTGAGGGAACATACCGTCCGTCAGACGAGATGGGCATCATGCCATTCATTAGAACTCTTGAGGACTGGGCACGCTTTGACATAAACAACCGTACAAAGCATGACGCATCTATTAGCTCCGGTCTTGCCATCATGGCAACTCAAAGACATTTATATGTTCCAGAGGTAAAGAAGTCAAAAATAAGCCTTAAATTTGCACAATACGACAATAAAGGCTCGCAGAGTGAGCTCATAAGATAATGACAGATCCGAAAATAGTAATCAATCCAACGACGTTCCCAAGTCAGTTGGCCACAGATGCACAAAAGGCATCTAAAGAGTTTGGCCTACAGGTTGGACTTGCTGTCCAGTCAGAGTGGTTCCGTAAGGACGCTGGCTCGTGCAGGTTCTACAACCAGTGGATTGAGTTCCATCGTCTGCGATTGTACGCACGTGGTGAACAGTCTGTTGAGAAGTACAAGAAGGAGATGTCATTCGATGGCGACTTGTCGTACCTTAACCTCTCTTGGACGCCAGTTCCAATCATGCCCAAGTTCATTGACATCGTTGTTAATGGTATGGCAGACCGTAATTTCTCTGTAAAGGCAGTCGCTCAAGATGCGATGGCCGCTGAGAAGCGCAATCAGTTCCAAGACATGATTGAGGGCGACATGGTCGCTAAGGACTTTTTGTTGCAGACAAAGGAGCAGTTTGGCGTTGACGCTTTCAATACAAATGTGGAAGAGCTTCCGTCAAACGACGAGGAGTTGCAGCTCTACATGCAGCTGAAGTACAAGCCAAGCATTGAGATCGCCGAAGAAGAAGCAATTAACACCCTACTTGAACAAAATAACTATGCAGACACTAAAAAGCGTGTCGACTACGACCTTACCACATTGGGTATCGGTGGTGTCAAACATTCATTCTATCCAGGATCTGGAGTTAAGGTTGAGTATGTCGATCCCGCCAACGTGGTCTACAGCTACACCGAGTCACCCTATTTTGACGACGTATTCTACTGGGGAGAGGTAAAGCAGGTTCCGATCACCGAGCTGATTAAGATCAAGCCAGACATTACCAAGGAAGAGCTTGAAGAGATTTCTCAGTTGGGCACTGCATGGTGGGACTACTATGGCGTGATGCGTACATACAGAAATGACCTGTTCGACAAGGACGTGGTTACCCTGTTGTACTTTAATTATAAAACTGACAAGACATTTGTATACAAGAAGAAGTTTCTTGAAAATGGTGGAGAGCGTGTAATCCGCAAGGACGAGGGCTTTAATCCTCCAGCTGATCAAACCGAAGAAAGATTTGAGAAGGTAGAGAAGCGTATCGATGTTTGGTACGAGGGCATCATGGTTCTCGGGTCAAATAAGTTGATCAAGTGGGAGATGTCTAAAAACATGGCCAGACCAAAGTCTGCGTCACAGTATGCGTACTCAAACTACGTGATGGTTGCCCCTCGTATGTACAAGGGAGCCATTGAGTCTTTGGGCCGACGCATGACAGCGTTCGCTGACTTGATCCAGATGACACACCTTAAGTTACAGCAGGTGTTGTCCAAGATGGTTCCAGACGGTGTATTCATCGATGCGGACGGACTTAACGAGGTTGACTTGGGCAATGGTGCCGCATACAACCCAGAGGACGCTCTTCGCATGTACTTCCAGACTGGTAGTGTAATCGGAAGAAGCTATACACAGGACGGTGAGTTTAACAACGCACGCGTTCCTATCCAAGAATTAAACTCTAGCGCCGCACAAGGAAAAATATCTAGCCTGATCTCGGCATACAATCAGTACATGAGCATGCTGCGTGACGTTACAGGGCTTAACGAAGCACGAGATGGGTCTATGCCTAGCTCAGACGCTTTGGTTGGCGTACAGAAACTCGCTGCAGCTAACTCGAATACTGCCACAAGACACATTCTCGACGGTGGTATCTTTATCACACGCAGACTGTCTGAGGCTTTGTCTTGCCGCATCTCTGACATCTTGGAGTACGCTGACTTTAGAGACGAGTTTGCAAACCAGATCGGTAAGTACAACATCCAGATCCTTGACAGCATCAAGGAGCTTTACCTGCACAACTTTGGTATCTTCATTGAGGTTTCTCCAGACGAAGAAGAAAAGCAACAGCTTGAGGCTAACATTCAGATGGCATTGAGTAGAGACCAGATCGCATTGGAAGATGCAATCGATATCCGCGAGATCAAGAACTTGAAGCTTGCTAATCAGTTGTTGAAGGTTAAGCGTAAGGACAAGGAGAAGAAAGACCTAGAGAAGCAGCAGATGATGTCTAAGTTCCAGTCTGACTCTAACATCGCAGCCACACAGGCAGCAGCCGAGGCTAAGATGCAACAGATCCAGGCGGATACTCAGTCTAAGATTCAAATCAAAGAGGCCGAGTCAATGTTTGCAATTCAAACAATGGAGCAAGAAGCACGTATTAAGTTGAGCTTAATGCAGCAAGAGTTCCAGATGAATATGCAACTGAAGGGCCTTGAGTCGCAGGTTGTTACTGAGAAAGAGAAGATGAAAGAAGAAGCTAAAGATAAACGAGTTTCTCTTCAAAACACTCAGCAGTCTAAGTTGATTGAGCAAAGAAAAAACAATTTGCCACCAGTCGACTTTGAATCCAATGAGGACACCCTTGATGGATTTGACCTAGCTGGATTTGAGCCAAAATAGTGTGTCACTATTTTGTGTAAATTTGTGACGAAATAAATCTAATTAAATATGGAAACTGAATTCAAAGTGAAGGAGGTTGCCTTCGAGGAACAGAAATCTGTTCAAGAAGTGGAAGCGCAACTCCTAAAAGAGCACGAAGAGAAGCACGGCATCTCTTCCGAAGAAAAACCAGTAGAGACCACAATTGTGGCATCTGATGGAACAATAGAAAAAGTCGAAGAGACTGAGGCACCAGTTGCCAAGGATCTCGGAGACGAAGACGTTCTTACATACTTAAAAAATCGGTACAACAAGGAAATCAACTCTGTTGATGACTTGTTCCAGGCGAGAAAAGATGCGGAGGAACTACCAGAGGACGTGTCAGCCTTTTTGAAGTACAAGAAGGAGACAGGCCGAGGAATCCAAGACTTTATTCAATTGAATAAGGACTACGATGCAGTTCCTGCAAATCAACTGCTAGCTGACTACATCAAGCAAGAGAATCCAGAGTTCGATGAGGAAGACGTAAAGTTTGAAATCGAAAGCAGGTACGAGTTTGATGAAGATCTTGACGACCCAAAGGAAATCAAGAAGAAGAAGCTAGCAATGAAAAAAGATCTTGCTAAGGCCAAGGACCACTTCAATCAACTGAAGGAACAATACAAGATACCTCTTGAGTCAAAAGGTGGCTTAGTTTCTGATGAAGAGAAGAGTGATTACGAGGCTTTTAAAAGATATGCCAAAGAGTCCGAGGAAGTGCAGAAGTCTCAGTTAGAGCGTTCAGAGTTCTTTGCTAAGAAGACGGACGAGCTTTTCAGCGATCAGTTCAAAGGTTTTGAATTTAAGGTCGACGACAAAGCAATTTCGTTTAAACCTGGCAGCCCAGAACAAATGAAAAAAGCTCAATCTGATATTAGCAAGTTCATTGGTTCGTTCTTAGATGAGAATGGATACGTGAAGGATGCTGCTGCATATCATAGGGCTATCGCTGTAGCTATGAACCCCGACGGTTTTGCCAAGCACTTTTATGAGCAAGGCATGGCCGCTGCGGTAGACAGTGTTGCTAAGGAGTCAAAGAACATCCAGATGGACGTTCGGTCAACACCTCAGTTAACGCCATCTACTGGGTTTAAAGTTGTAGCGCTAGACAATGACCACGGAAGCGGGCTAAAGATAAAAATGCGTAACAAATAACAAACAACAAAAACAAAAACTAAAAAACTATGGCTGGATCAGTTCAAACGAGCCCAGGGTTTGCTATAACCCCCTCGTCCGTCAAGGCAACTTTGCCTTCAAACTACATTACCAACTTCGATTTCTTGAATCAGTATCTTCCTGATACCTACGAGAAAGAATTCGAGCGTTATGGTAATCGCTCTATCGCATCTTTCTTGCGCCAGGTTGGTGCTGAGATGCCTTCTAACTCTGACTTGATCAAGTGGGCAGAGCAAGGTCGTTTGCATACCAAGTATGTAAGCTGTACTTCTGCTGCTGCTGCCGGTTCTGACACCGCTACTTGGACTGTTGCTGACGCAGGTATTACTGCTTGTAACTTCCGCGTAGGTCAGACTGTGTTCTTGTCTCGTAACTCTGGTGGTACTCAAAGCGACAAGGCTATCATCACTGCCGTGTCTGGTTTGACTTTCACCGTTGCTTACTACAACGGCCCTGGACAGAACATCCCTGTATCAACTGCATCTACTGCATTTGTTTACGGTTCTGAATTCAAAAAAGGTGCTGCTGGTATGTCTGGTTCTTTGGAGGCTCAAGATGACATCTTCGACAACAGCCCTATCATCATCAAGGACAACTACGAAGTATCTGGTTCTGACATGGCTCAGATCGGATGGGTAGAAGTTACTACTGAAAATGGTGCAACTGGCTACTTGTGGTACATCAAGTCTGAGCACGAAACTCGTTTGCGTTTCGAGGACTACTTGGAAATGTCTATGGTAGAAGGTGTTCCTGCTGAAACTGGTTCTGGTGCTATCGCTGTAACTGGTGACGTTGGAAACAAGGGTACCAAAGGTTTGTTCTACACAATCGAACAACGTGGTAACGTATGGGGTGGTGGAAACCCAAGCACATTGGCTGACTTCGACGCGATCATCCAGCGTTTGGACAAGCAGGGTGCTATCCAAGAGAACATGTTGTTCGTTAACCGTAACTTCGGTTTCGATATCGACGATATGTTGGCTGCTCAAAACAGCTACGGTGCTAACGGTACTAGCTACGGTGTGTTCAACAACGACGAAACTATGGCCTTGAACTTGGGCTTCAAAGGTTTCAAGCGTGGCTATGACTTCTACAAGACCGACTGGAAATACTTGAACGACGCAACTTTGCGTGGTGGTATCGTTGGTGGTGAAGTTAATGGTGTGTTGGTTCCTGCTGGTTCTACTAACGTGTACGACATGGTGATGGGTAAGAACGCTAAGCGTCCTTTCTTGCACGTTCGTTACCGCGCTAGCGAAACTGAGAACCGTCGCTACAAGACTTGGATCACTGGTTCTGCCGGTGGTGCTGCTACTAGCGATTTGGATGCGATGAAGGTTAGCTTCTTGTCTGAGCGTGCATTGTGCACCTTGGGAGCGAACAACTTCTTCTTGTTCAAGACTGCCTAATCATAATAGGTAATCATACAAAGGGGTGGGTACAATTGTACTCACCCTTTTTGTTTATATTTGCATCGTTAATTAAATCAAATTATGAAAAATCAAACTAACCAAGTTAAGGACAGGGTATTTGTTCTTACAAAAGAAGAAGCTCCATTGAGCTACACACTTCCATCAAGAAACACAAAGCGTTTTTCTCTTCTCTATTTCGACGGAACTACCAACCGTGCGTTGCGTTATTCTAGAAACCAAAAGTCAGTATTTGAGGACGAACAGGACGACAAGGCTATCCTTGAGCCAATCGTATTTGAGGACGGCAACTTAGTAGTTCCTGCAAGCAATCCAATCCTTGGAAAGTTTTTGGACATGCACCCATTGAATGGTGACGTATTCAAAGAGTTGAACCAAGAGAAAGAGGCTACATTAGACATCGAAGAGTTGAATATCGAGCTTGACGCACAGATCGCTGCTAGAGAAATGAATCTTGAGACCATGGAGGCTGTTGGACGATTGATCTACGGTGGTGTTGTAGATACAATTACCACTCCAGAATTGAAGAGAGACATCTTGCTTTACGCTAGAAACTATCCTATTCAGTTCTTGGAAATGATCAACGATCCAGACTTGGCAGAAACAGCAATGGCCTCTAAGGCATTGTCCTCTGGTTTGTTTACAATGAGAAACAACAACCGTGAGATCTGGTTTAACATGCCCGGAAACAAGCGTAAGTTGATGAACATTCAACCAGGTGATGATCCAGTATCTGTATTGACAGCTTTCTTTGAATCAGAAGAAGGTAAGCCAATCGCAGAGATGGTACAGTCTAAACTTTCATAAGTAAGAGGGGACGCAATGTCCCCTTCTTTTTTGCTATCTTTGTGAGGACATGATAAACACGGTTAGAAATACTGTTATGGCTATCCTTAATAAGGATAACAACGGTTACATTACACCGGAAGAGTTCAACCTATTTGCCAAACAAGCACAGCTTGAGATATTTGAGCAGTACTTCTACGACTACACCAACTGGGTAAACAAAAGAAATGGAAGGTTGGCTAATGACGGTTACTCAGACATTCAGAAGAATATAGCGGAGACAATTGATACATTTTCTACATCTAGCAATTTATCGTATTCGGGCGTTACTGAATCGTTTGCCCTTCCTAGCGATTGGTATTACATTAATGTTGTACTATACGGTACTAAAGAAATTGAATTTGTGGCCCAGAACAAGGTCATGAATTTGTTAAACTCTAACATTACTGCACCAACCGTAGCCTATCCTGCATACTACCAAAAAGGCAATGATATTAAAGTTTACCCCACGACCATCCAGAGCAACGTCAGTTCGTTGTATGTTCGCTACCCTCTTGATCCTAAGTGGACATATACTGTCGTGGCAGGCTCGCCTATATTCAACCAGTCAGCTCTTGACTATCAAGACTTTGAGCTTCCGGAAAGCGCACAAAACGACCTAGTATATAAAATTTTGTCATACGCTGGTGTTAATCTTCGTGAGGCAGAGGTTGTACAGTTCGCGACCGGGTCTGACAACACTGAGCAAACTAAGCAAAGCTAATGGCATACATAACTAATCAAGCATACTACTCAGATCCTAACAATAGCGGGGATTACCAATATGTCAGCCTATCTGACATAGTGAATAACTTCATGCTTATGTATGTTGGCGATGACAAATTAATAGGCGTTACAAAGAGATACAACGTACTGTTCCACGCAAAGCGTGCAATACAGGAGTTGAACTATGACGCGGCCAGAAATGTAAAAGTGTTAGAGCTTAACGTTGGGGAAGACCTTAAGTTGGTATTGCCTCCAGACTACGTTAACTATGCGAGGATCTCTATGGAGGTTGAGGGCACGTTGTTTACGCTTAGCGAGAACATGAATGTGAACTACGCACAGGCATACTTGAAAGATTCTAGCGACAACATACTGTACGATCAAAACGGTAGCGTAATTACCGGTACGTCAGAGTTGGACATCAAGAGAATTCAAGGATACCCACAGACATTGTTTACAGGCGAGGGATGGGCCAACGGCCGCTGGGGATGGAATATTGATGACTACTGGTACTTCAACTACGACTTAGGTGGGTACTTCGGATTAAACTCAGAGGTTGCCAATGTTAACCCAACATTCAGAATTGACAAGGCGTCTGGAGTAATCAACTTTAGTTCTGGTATGAGCAACAGACTTGTAGTGATTGAATACATCTCTGATGGCCTTGAGAACGGCGATGATGACGCAGTTAAAGTAAACAAGTTGGCAGAAGACTTTATTTATAGCTACATCAAGTGGGCTATCTTGAATAACAAAGTGGGAGTGCAAGAGTACGTTGTACGTAGAGCTAGAGAAGAAAAGTCTGCAATGCTTAGAAACGCTAAGATCAGACTTTCTAATATCAAGCCCAATCGTATTTTGATGGTATTGAGAAATCAAGGAAACTGGATCAAGTAATGGAATTAAAGAGAACCCTAGTAGCTGGTATAATGAATAAGGATCTGGACGAGCGCCTGATCCCGGATGGACAATACAGAGATGCAATGAACGTAACCGTCGGTACCTCCGAGGGTTCTGACGTTGGAGCTTTGTCAAATGAATTAGGGAATACCAAGGTCAGTGGACTAGCTGCTGCGGCTACTGCATTTTCTGGATCTGCATTTTCTCTGACAGGAGCTAAGGCAATTGGTTCAATTGCTGTGCCTTCTGAGTTTCTTATTTTCTGGTTTGTAAAGGCCGTTGGTGGAAACATCATCGCATCATACAACGAGCTTACCGGATTAACTACCGTGCACGTGATGGACACGAGAGTTGGATCCGCAAATATATTGAACTTCAACACTCAGTACTTAATTACTGGAGTGAACTATATTAGTGACTTGCTTTTCTGGACCGATGGTATTAATCCTCCAAGGAGAATTGACACCAAACAGAATTACGCATACAATGCATTTACAGAAGAGGACATTAATGTTATTGTAAAGCCACCGCTTGCAGCGCCCACATTAACACTAAAGAACGACGGGTCTGACACGAACAACATGACAGACAAGTTCTTGTACTTCTCTTATAGATACAAGTATCAGAACAATGAGTATAGCTCTCTTGCTCCGTTCTCTGAGGTAGCATTCTTCCCAAAGGACTTTCAGTACGACTATGGAACCGGTGTAAACAAGTCTATGGTCAACACATACAATGCTGTAGATGTTTCGTTTGACATTGGATCTGATAACGTAAAAGAGATCCAGTTGGTATTTAGAGATGCGTCTGGATTGAATGTAAATGTAGTAGACAACTTCTCAAGATCAGAGATAGTATCTGGAAATGTTAGCTCTGTTAGCTTATCTGGAACTACAGCAACGCTTCAGTCTTTTTCAAACAATAAACTTTACAGTGTTCTTCCTGCTAATCAGCTGACAAGATTATTTGATAACGTTCCGTTAAAAGCCAAAGCTCAAGACCTGATCGGTAGTCGCTTGGTTTATGGAAACTACACTCAGTTTTACAACATTGTAGATATCGCAAACAAGGGCATCACAATGAACTACGGAGTAGAGGTTGTTCCAGAAAGCAAGTTATCTACATCGTATGTTGTAGGAACTCCGGTGAAGACAATGCGTAGTGACAGAGACTACGAGATTGGAATTTCTTATGTTGACGCATACGGAAGGATGAGCACTGTGCTTACTTCTGTAGAAAACTCTGTCTATATTGGCCCAGAGAACTCTGACACATCTAACAAGTTGTTGGTGAACATCAATAACGAGGCACCTGCTTTTGCTACCAAGTATCGTATTATGATCAAGCAAAACAAGGGCGCCTACTATACCATTTATCCTACGTTGTTCTATGTTGACGGACCATTCGTATACATGCTCATCAACGAGTCAGACGTAGATAAGGTAAAAGCGAACGACTATATCACCATCAAGGCAAATCCGCTTGGAATTACATACAGTGCTCAGCAATATAAAGTTCTAGAACTAGAGGTAAAGCCAAAGGACTTCTTGAACAACAGTGCAAGACCCAATGTGGCTGGTGTATACTTGAAGATAAAAGTAGACAATAACAACGCGTTTAACGAGGACAGTCTATTTACATACAAGTCTGTAGGTAAAGGACGCACTGGTGTTGGTCGCTTGTTGTGTAGCAAGGAAACAAGAAACCCGCTTTTGGATAGGAAGGCGTTGATTGAGCCTCCCATATTCTACGGGGTTGGATTGAACAACTTATCTGTGGATCCTCAGTGGATATCCATGGGCACTACAAAGGATATTCGTTACACGGTAACCATCGATGGTGTAAATACATTTAAGTACACAATGTTTGGGTCTTCTCAAGTGCTTGGTTCTAAGATTGCAATTACAGG